TTTTTGTTCCTAACAATTCTAAAGCTGGCGGCACCCCGGCTGACAATCCCATATTGTGAGCCTCCTCAAGGTGTACATATAATTTCCCGCGCATCAGTTTAGTTTCATTAGAATTTTGTTTTTGTAAAATTACCTAGGATATGTTTAGAGTGGTAATAGCCCTGTCACATTGTTTAATGTTGTAAATGACGACAACCCGGCCCAAGCAGCATTGCATGTAAATTGAACGGTTCCAGCGCCTGTAACTGTAACCAAAGCTGTGAAGGCCAAGCCCGCATTTGTTCCTCCTGAGTTGTTTCCTGAACTATTAAAATAATCAACAGAAACTAGTCCTGTTGTAGTTGGTGGAAGGAAGTAATTAACCGTTGATGCCTTGGCAGAATAATTGATTAAAAAACGGCCAGCAAGGTGCTTATCGAAACTGAATCCATAGGGAAGTACTGTTACCCCCGGCAATGGATTAAAGACAATTGGAACATTTCCGAATAGTGTCCCTGCTGTTGTGGTTGAGTCCCCTGACAAAATCTCCAGTGGATATGTGATGACTGGTTGCTGTCTTGGCTTAAAGAACTCAATATCATATGTGACCCACAATTCTCCTACGATGACGCCTGTTTGCTGCATGCCAGATACGGCCACACTAGTGACCCCGAAGTCGTAAAACCTTGGATCGTCTATAACTTGTAAAGAAGACGAATTTCTGACATACAGGTGCTCTAATGGTGTTTGATTTGGAGCACACTCTATAGGATGGATAGCACTGCACGATGGCTTAGTTGAATTGGAAAATTCATGGTTCTCCATTTCTTGTTTGGTGCTAAACGGTGCATTGAGTGGGTTGTATTGTGTCCCCATGATGACTACTCCCAATGCTGTGTTAGTTGAATTTAGCGCGTCAACGCTTGTGGTTTTAAAATTGAACAACATGCCGTGTATTTTATACTCCTCAAAATTTTCGGCTATAGAAGAAAGCCAAGGGAACATCAAAGGATTTCCCGGGTTTATATTTTGAGAATAAGAAAGAGAGAACGTATTTTGTACTCCTCCGACGATGTCCTTGAGGTATTCACGATTCTTAAATCTGAATGTTCTTTTGTCAGGGTTGAAGATTGGAACACTATCATTAACCATAGTGTTGGATTTAATTGTGTAATCTCCCCATCCCGTGACACTCTTTACCAGTTTGTGTGCTTGATCAGTTGCGAGTGCAGCTAAAGGTCCTGATCCTGGGATCAACATATTGGACGTATGAAATGCTGCGCCACGCAAAAGATTGTTAAGGTACGGATTTACCGTGTTAGTAACTGGTTGTTGTTTAGGCTGTTGTTGTTTGGATTTAGGACGCTTTCTCCTGGATTTATTGTTTGTTTTGGAACGTTTAGAGTTGTTGTTTTGCATGTATTACTATAGGATAGAAATGAATGAATGAATGTTGATAGATTGTATCGTAAATCGAGTTTAGATTATCTATAGGATCTGTTTGAGTGACTGAATTCCCGGCTGGGCCCTCCGCCGAGAGATTATAAGTATTATCAGTATCTCGAAACAATTGTTCCATTTCTAATTGCCTATGTGGCATGATTCCAAAAGCTAAGAAAAAGCTTAGACGGGATTCTTCAGATATGTTCTGTGCTTTCCTGTGGAGATCCTTTCCCCACTGTTGGCTCAATCCTTCGTCTAGTTTCCATTGTGCTTTAATAATTCTCTTTCTTGGCAACGGACAGCTGCCAAGGAAGGAATAAAATGATTGAAGCACAGGCACCCCCGAGTTAAGAGATACCCCCCCATCTGAAACTGCATGACACCACGAATAGTATTGGTCTTGTGTAACACTGATGTCATTAATGATGAGGTCTTTGGTGATTGCGGAGCTAGGTTTTCTAACCATCCTGTATGATCCATTGACAAGGACTGGTTGATGTTGGCAGAATTCAATTTGTTCCAACACGCTCACTGGTTCTTCCATTACCATTTGGAAGCCATATTTAAGGCAAAAAGAAGGGAAATAAGATTTGAAATATGAGATATCCTCTTCTTCTACGATCATAACACAGTCATCTCCATTGTTAAGCAACTCACGATTTTTGATGTTGTACTTTTCACAAAAGTGGTACGACAAACAACACATCAAAATGCAGTTACCTAACGCCGTGTTTTGATCTCCAGACATTCTACCTCCTGTCACATCATAAGAGAACTTGTAGCCATCCCTTGTAAACCCATAGCCATAATTCTCTAGCTGACATTTCAGTAGATTCCTTAAATTTTTATCACCATTATAAATAGTTTGGTAAATAGAATGTTCAAACTTGAGAGCCGGTACGCTAACGTGCTGATCAAATGACGTCGCATCCCATCCTATTGCAACTGGCTTCTTGAATCTGTTCCATTTTGTTTTAACTATTTGTCCAATCTGGTCTACATTATACCCTTTAATCACTGTTGGACTACCTCCAAAGAGTGCATTTGCTATTGCTTCATATAACTTGTGCTCAACTGGCTTAATATATTTGCCCAATGCCAATTGATAAACATAGCTTCTCGGTTGTATAGCTCTAGGAGCCTTATCTGGTTTCAACCCGAAATCCATCTTTTCCGACTTAACGAAGTATTTGATGTGAGCATCTCTCTTACTCCAACCCTCTTTTTCTAAGACTACAGCTGCCTGCGAATATCTCTTTCTCTTACCAGACGCACACATGGCTATGAAATCTTCATTGCTAATAGGAGCCAAGGTGCTGCCTGAGAGATCGATGATATATTTGGACAACAGGTATGCTGAGTAGCCCAAAGTATTCAAAAATATATTCTTATTGAGAGGTTGAGGAGGTTTAACGAAAGTATTCCCTTGTTTTAAATGTGTGACTCTGCATGCGACACTGTGTTTGACGTCGTTTATCGTCATGTCGTAAATAGATATGGGTGCAGTAGTAATAGGGATGGATAATTTAATTACCCTTTTTGGTTTGAACGTCTTTTTGGTGTCAACTTTACTGCTTTTAAGGCAGAAATCCATACCTGGTGCATTCGTAACCCGGCACGGGACATAAAGCTGACGGCATTAAAATATTGGTTTAGTGAAAACTCCATTTCTTTGGAGTGTATCGACGAATTCCTTCTCCATGTCTGATTGTTCAGAAATCAAAGATATCGCCTGTAAACATGTCCTTCTATGATGATATTTATGTGCTGTTGTGTTCTTTTCCATCCACTGGTGCCCTTTGATGAGCATGGCATTAACATCAATCACTCGTTTGCCATCTACGTATCCTACGTATCTTTCTAGCTCTGCAGCAAGGAGTAAGTGTGTTGGCATAGTACCTCTACGGGTTGCCTTGGATTTGACTGTGATAACAGCCTTTGTGGTTGGACATGTGACATCATCTATTGTGGTGGTTTCCTCCGCCATGTCACATTTAATGGAATCACTTTCTATGGCATCATATTGTTGAGCGAGAACATGGTATTTGTTTATTTTTTTTGAACAACAACCTTCGAGGATGAGGAGGTGGGAAGTCTCCATGATTTTGATTAGTAAATATCCTGTGAATAATAATTGGAATGAACAAAATAATGATATAATGATAAACTTGCCGATCAATACTGGCACAGCGTTGCTAGCTTGCGGACCTCTTTCCATCAACTCTCTTGCGGATTCCATCACTGATGGAGCCGCGAAGAATGTGAAGACGATCGCGTTGATCAAGACTGCAACTACTGCTAGGGTCAAGAGCCCTACTCGTTTAAAGTAAGTTGTTAATAAAGTCATTGTTGGTTAATTTGGTTGGTTGTTATATTTTTATTCTCAAACTATAAAGAGAAGCAGTGAGTTGCCATACCGTCCCAATCCCGAAACAGGAGCTCAGTAAGATAAATGACAATTTCCCTGCGAAACATTCTACACAAAAGTAAACTTCCCAATCCCGAAACAGGAACTCAGTAGGTAAAAACATTTGTGGTTGAATGATTTGTTGTTCAGTCTCCCTAGACTGAAGCCTATTTTAGGCACCTCCCCTATTGGGAGGGGGTCTAGATTGCTC